TCTAATAGTATAAAGAATATAGCGTAAATGGGTGGTGGTCTTCTTCAATTAGTAGCTTATGGAGCACAGGATGTTTATTTAACTGGTAATCCTCAAATTACCTTCTTCAAGGTTGTGTATCGTCGTCATACTAACTTCGCTATTGAAGCTATCCAACAAACATTTAACGGAACTGCTGGATACGGACAAACCGTCAATTGCCAAATATCTCGCAACGGTGATTTAATTAATCGGGTATATCTCCAGGTTACTTTACCAAAGATAAAGACTCCAGGCAATGATATAAACGCTGGAACACGATATGTCAATTACGTGGGTCTTCGCCTTATCAAGTCTGTCCTTATTGAAATTGGTGGACAACAAATAGATAAACATTACTCCGACTGGCTATATATCTGGAACGAACTTTCCCTACCTGGTGGCAAGCGATACGGATACGATACTATGGTTGGTGCCGATAAGGATATCACTTCATTCAAGGAGACCACTCTATACATCCCTCTTGAGTTCTGGTTCTGTCGCAACGTCGGTCTCGCTCTTCCCTTAATTGCCCTCCAATATCACGAGGTCAAGATTAAGATTGACTTTGAAACGAAGGCCAATTGCGCTTTTGACTTGGTTGATGGTGATGGTTCTGCTGACAATCCCGACACAGCTTTAACCGTCGCAAATGTTGACCCAATCACCGAGATGTCACTATGGGTTGATTACATCTTCCTTGATACCGATGAACGCCGACGATTCGCCCAGCTATCCCACGAGTATTTAATAGAACAGCTTCAATTCACTGGAACTGAAACTCTTAACGCTGGTTCCACGAATCGTGTCAAGCTCAACTTTAATCACCCCTGTAAGGAACTCATTTGGGTCGCCAAACCTAACAACTTCAAGAAGAAGTCATCGTGGTACAATTATACCGATCTTGATAATGTTGATTTAACCAAAGAATTAGTTGATGACGCTCTTCCCAGGTCTACAGCTTTATCTGCTATTACTCAATTTAATTCATCAAACTATATGGCTGGTTTCAATTTTGGAGGCCTCAATTCAAACCCTCTCACTGCTGCGTCAACCCCTTTCGCCGATACCATACTTCAACTAAACGGCAACGACCGCTTCAGTGTCCGCGACGGTACCTACTTCTCTTACGTACAGCCGTTCCAGCATCACACCAATATTCCTACTAATCCTGGAATCAACGTGTATTCATTCGCACTTAAACCCGAAGACCATCAACCTAGTGGAACCCTCAATATGTCTCGTATTGACACTGCGACCCTTATGGTTACTACTAAATCAACCCTAAAAAATGCGAATCAAGAGACTCTTACATTTGATGGTATTAATATCTATGCCGTGAATTACAATGTTCTTCGTATCCTCTCTGGTATGGGCGGCCTTGCCTATTCCAATTAAATTGTAATAGCTATAATGTAAATATATGTGTATATATATACATACGTATGTATTTACGTATATTATTTAATCCTTTTTTTTTTCTCCTCTAATAGTATAAAGAATATAGCGTAAATGGGTGGTGGTCTTCTTCAATTAGTAGCTTACGGAGCACAGGATGTTTATTTAACTGGTAATCCTCAAATTACCTTCTTCAAGGTTGTGTATCGCCGTCATACTAACTTCGCTATTGAAGCTATCGGTCAAACCTTCAACGGAACTCCTGGATACGGCAATCGTGTTACCTGTCAAATATCTCGCAATGGCGATTTAGTTCATCGTATGTACCTCTCTCTTAAAATACCCGATACCAAGAAGTTATGTGCTTTCTATGGTCTTCGTGTAATCAATTATGTTGAGATTGAAATTGGAGGCCAGAAGATAGACAAACATTATTCGCATTGGCTATACGTATGGAATGAGCTCTCTTTACCTAAAGCCAAACGTAATGGTTATAACAAGATGGTAGGTCAATCAGGTGGAGATTTGAACGGCCAGACTCTTTACATTCCTCTTGAGTTCTGGTTCTGCCGTAATGTAGGCCTCGCCCTTCCCTTAATCGCTCTCCAATACCACGAAGTTAAAATAAATATCCAGTTTGAAACTGCCGATTTATGTAAAGGTGATACTACTAATTTATCTGACTTTCCTACCGCGACTCTGTGGGTTGATTATGTATTCCTTGACACCGACGAGCGCCGACGATTCGCCCAGCTATCCCATGAGTATTTAATAGAACAGCTCCAATTCACTGGATCTGAAACTGTATCATCCACCAAGTTAAACTCAAAACTTTCCTTCAATCACCCGTGTAAGGAACTTGTATGGGTAGCTAACAAGAAATCAACGCAATCTGGTGATGCGGTTGTTGTAAATAATAATAATAATTGGTTCAATTATACTACCAGTGAAGGTGCTGTTGCTTCTGTTCCTAACTATTACAATATGCTTGCCCTACATAACACTACAGGAACTACAGCTCTTAAAAACCCTATTAAGACTGCCAAGCTTATACTCAATGGCAATGACCGCTTCTCTGTCCGCAATGGTTCATACTTCAATCTCATACAACCATTCCAGCATCACGAGAATATTCCAACAAATGCTGGAATCAACGTGTATTCTTTCGCCCTTAAACCCGAGGAGCATCAACCTAGCGGAACCCTGAATATGTCCCGTATTGATACTGCTACTCTTTCTCTTGATTTCGCTACTAATTTCACTGCTGCCAATTATTCTACCACTTTAAATGTTTATGCGGTTAACTATAACGTTCTTCGTATCCTCTCTGGTATGGGCGGCCTTGCCTATTCCAATTAAATGAACGAAGTATTATAGTACTGCTTAAAAATAATTATCTAGTAATGTAACGAATGTAATCGTGCCCTTTTTTTTTTCTCCTCTAATAGTATAAAGAATATAGCGTAAATGGGTGGTGGTCTTCTTCAATTAGTAGCTTACGGAGCACAGGATGTTTATTTAACTGGTAATCCTCAAATTACCTTCTTCAAGGTTGTGTATCGTCGTCATACTAACTTCGCTATTGAAGCTATAGAGCAAACACCTACTGGCAGTAATTCTCTCGGTTCTCGTGTAAGTTTCCAAATAACCCGCAACGGCGATTTAATTCACCGTGTATATTTCTACGGGGCAATCACTGCTACTGGTGGGGATGTAGCACTTGTTCCTAATTTCGGTCAAAAACTCTTAAAAACCATTGAACTTGAAATTGGCGGACAACGTATAGATAAGCATTACTCCGAGTGGTTATATATCTGGAACGAGCTTTCGCTACCTGTAGGAAAACGTGATGGTTACAACGTTATGGTTGGTGCCAATGCCCGCAACATCGCAACTAAACTCACTTCTGGTTCAGAGTATGAACTGTATGTCCCTCTTGAGTTCTGGTTCTGTCGCAACGTCGGTCTCGCACTTCCCTTAATCGCCCTTCAATACCACGAGGTCAAAATCAATATTGAATATGAAGCAGCTTCTGCTATGATTGATAAGTCTGGTACCAACTTCACGTTTGAGGAAGAAACGAAGCCGTATTCTGTTAGTAATACCTATACTGCGAATGATACAATTACAGCAGGCTCCGTTAAGTTAGATAAAGCGACTCTTTGGGTTGACTACATCTTCCTTGACACCGATGAACGCCGACGATTCGCCCAGCTATCCCATGAGTATTTAATAGAACAGCTTCAATTCACTGGCGCCGACTCTATCACCTCGTCTGGCGAATCAATGAAAAGTATCCGTATGAACTTCAATCATCCTTGTAAGGAACTCATATGGACTGTTCATAAGAATGTTGCTGGCATTTATTGGAACAATTACTCAACTGCTGGCACATCATTAGATAACAACGACCATCTTGATTCCACTAACCCCATCACAAGCGCAAAGATAATGCTTAACGGCAATGACCGTTTCGCTACTCGCAAGGGCGAGTACTTCTCTATCGTCCAACCCTATCAACATCACGAGAATACCCCTAACAAGTTCCATCAAGGCATCAACGTTTATTCATTCGCCCTTAAACCCGAGGAACATCAACCTAGTGGAACCCTTAATATGTCCCGCATTGATACTGCTGTGCTTTCATTATCATCAAGCATTGACGGTGTTATCAGCATATACGCGGTCAATTATAACGTTCTCCGTATCCTCTCTGGTATGGGCGGCCTTGCCTATTCCAATTAAATGAGCTCGCAGAGCTCCGCGGAGCTCCGCTTGTTTCTTTTTTCTATATGTTATACTGTTATCAATATATGTATAAAAATAAAATATATGTTACTCTGGATTACCAGGATTACTTGGATTACCAGGATTACTTGTAATTCAATATATGGTTTGCTATATAGTTTACGGCCTCATTATTAGCGTCTCCTTTCAATAGTTTTTCAGGGTCATTAACCCCGTATAAATTAAATAGCCTATCTAAAGTATGTGTTAAATCTCTTATTAATCTACCTTCGTCCTTGCTTTCTAGGTTTCTCTTTAATCTATCTAACTTCTTTAAAAACTTGGAATACGATTCAATCATAAAAGCATCATCAATATTACTAATGTCATTCTGTTGAAATATGTTATCATACTTGGAGATGTTATAGACGCATAATTTTATATAACTATTTAACAGTATAATTAAATTATCTAGTGCCTTTTTCTCTGCGAGATAGTATAATTTATTTTTGGCAGCCTCATTCAATAAGAGACCTTTTAAGCCTTTTAACTCTTTTATAAAAGATGGGTCAAAATCAGTATTTAACCTCTCTTTAACGGCTTCTATTTTACTTTCTATAACCTTTTCAAGTTTGGCTTGGTTGCCTTCATCAGTACCCTCGTTTAATTTATCTAATGATTCTTTGACTTTATTTTTTAATTCGTTCAATTCTTTCGAATCTTTTTCCTTCACAACAGGAGCAGGAGCAGCCGCACTAGGAGCACCAGCAGCCGCTGCCGTAGCCGCATCCATCTTCGCTTTACTTTTTAAAGCCCTTTCACGTTCATTTATTAATTTATACAAGCTTACGGAGGCAGCGCTATATTTGCCGTAGTTGTATTTATTTTCAAAATCATACTCTATATAGAAATTGACCTTCTCCCTTGACCTCTCTAACTTCTTTTTAATATCTTTGAAATTATAATAATTAACCAAATCGTTTAAGAAGCTTTCACCGATTTTACATCTGTCCTCTTCCTTCACATTTTTCAAGGATTCAACCGATTGTTTAGGGTACTTACTCAAGTCCCCTTGTATATCCAGAAGTTTGGTAATGCGTTCAAAATCAAAACAAGTTATCTCCTCATAGTTGGTTCCTTTGATATATTGTAAAGATATATAGCGTAAGTTATCATTCATTAACAATAATAGTTATATAGTATCCTTCTAAAATAATTAGAGATATATAATTACAGTATCGTTCTAAATAACTAAAACTTCGTCGCTATTATACTAGTGAATAACCATATAAACATAGTAAATAACGAGAGTGCCTTTGTCAATTGCTTGCGCTCTTCATAATTTAATATCTTCATATTGTCATCCTGGGGACTGCTGTCGTCTGTAGTCAATTCCTGCTTCTTCTTGATATTCAATATGATAGGGATGACTATTAATATGATTATTAGTGAAGTATGGATTAATAACCGGGAGATTCCATTTGTCCCCATGTAAAAATAGTAAAACAATGTGCGAATACTATTGATGACCCCATTGAAGTTCATATACTTGACCTCGTAACTATTATCAATGTTGATGAATAACACGACAAACCAAAAAATTATGATATATATCACGGCATAATATATGAAGCCTTCATAAAACGTCTTAATAATATTAATATCTATACACCACTGTATCATAATTATAGTTACATATCTAATGAAAAAAGTAGCAATAATAAATACAATTCGGTCGTCAAAAGTAAGTGCTAACTCTTCTATGGGATTGCTTGGGTCGTTCTCAAAAGCCTCTATCCGTCGGGTAATATACTGCCTGTTATCCTCCTTTTCTTCTAACGACGACGCGTTATATACGTCAATGTCATTAGACAACTGCTCTATCTTGTTATCTGTCTTGATACGCTCAAGACCTTTGCTTCCACTTCCGCTCTCGCTCTTGCGTTTTCTAAACTCGTCTATTACATTTTTGTCAATCTTGTCATATCGCTGGGTCTCTATATACTGGGTCTTTAAAGAATCGTCGCTGTATTTATCTATGGGGTCTGCTCCGGCTCCGCCTGCCATAGCGTCATTTATAGCGTCATTTACAGTTTTATCAAGAGAAAATCTTAATAAACGTGCTATGTCAAAGGATACATCTGCTGCGTCTGCTTTATCCTCAAAATCTGCTGCTACATTTTCTGCTTCATCGCGAGCATTTTTAGCTTTATATACACTATCATCATTTGTGTTACCTTTGTCTTTGTTTTTTTCTGTTTTTTGCTTCTCTTCGTTTATTTTTTCTACTTCGTTTTGTGCTTCTTCTTTTTCTTTCTTTCTTCTTTCGGTATCATTACTCTTTTTTCTTTTATCATTTTCCTTTACATCCTTTAAACCCATATCTATTTGTTTTTTAATACTTTTCGTATCATTCAAATACACTAGAATATTCTTTAATAATTCTGGCGCCTCATCTGCTAACGTTTGTACTTCTTTTGCCAAATCTTCTATTTGTTTTTTCAGGTTGTTACCATCAAAGATACCAGTATTGTTTAGTTGCTTATATTTATTTTCTTCGCGTTTTGTTAACATTAATTTTATTAATTCCTTGTATTTATCACCATTATCCGCTTTATTCAATTTAGCTATTATTCTTGAGTAAGCGCTTTCATCAGTAGCGGTATTATCAGCAGCAACACCAGCATTAGCATCTGTATTCCCAGCACCAGCAGCACCAGCACCAGCAGTAGCAGCAGCACTCGCAACACCACCAACAGTTAGAGAAGGGGGCTTGTTTAACTCGTATGCTACCTTTTTTAAAAGTTCTACAGCAACTTCAAAAGATATAATTGCTTCTTTAAAACTTTTAGTGACCGGTTTAATATTGTATTCATATATAGATAACTTTGATTCTATTAATTCACATAATGCCGTTGACAATACGGTTAATATCTTCTTTGTATCTTCTAGGTTGACTTGTTGAGTATGGCTTGGCGTGCCTAATGTTAATTTATTTATTATATCTAATAGATCCTTCTTTTTTATTTTTACTGCTTCTTTATTTTTCTTTGCTTTGTCTTTCCTGCTACTATTTTCATTTGATTCTAATGTAACAGATGTATCATCTGTTTCGTTGACTACTAATTCTTTTAATTCTTCTTCTTCTGCTTTTTCTAATTCTGCTAATTTTGCTTCTGCCTTCCTTAACTTTTCATCCAATACAGCAATTTGCTGTTTTGTTTTTTCATCTAGTTCACTTTTCCTTTCTCCCGCCTTTTTAACAGCATCATCATAAGCTTTTTTAGCGTCATCTGCTTTTTTTCTTAAGTCGTTAGCTTTTTTAGCGTATTCTCCTACTATTTTTTCTCGTTTCAATTCCCTTGTCCGTAGTTCACCCGATAAATATGATTTGTCGGGTTTCAATTCATCTTTTGTAGGTTTTTTTTTAGTTAAAGCAATTTTATCTTCTAAAGGTTGAAATCCAAAGCCTTTAGTTAAAGCATTTTTTAGAAGCTCTTCTTTATTTTTTAAAAAATCCAACGTTTCATCCAAATCATTTAAATTTTTTTGGAACATTTTTTTATCTGTATATTTTCTATTTCTTGTAGCACTCATATCCTTAATAATTTGAAGTTCTAAATAAAGTAACAAGTCCAATGCTTTTTTGTGTTCATCTTCTATTTTACTATTTATTTCTTCTAGAGTAAAACCTACATTTTTAAAATGAAAGGAGTCGTTAAATTCTTTTACTGCGTTCTTATATTTATCTAATATCTTCTTTATTTCACCCTTCATAATCTCTAAATACCTATTTTGAAAAGATGTCGCAACAAAGACGGTGTCGTTTATAGCGTCTTGTAGTTCTTTCTCTGCGTCAGCTACTAATGCGAGTGCATTTTCACTTGATTTTTTATTAGATTCATGTAGTTTTTTTGAGATATCAATAGCA